ATACAGGCCACCCGCACCCAAATCATTATGCAGTATGGATGTGACAACCTGCGCACCACAGAAAAGTAGGGGTATCATTTGACTGTTTTTACCACCATTAATCACTCCTGTGTGACTCTCAATCCCCCAACTCACCATCAGATATATAGAATATAAAATGACAATATCATATGGCGGTGAATCTTAAAAATCAAATAGTTGAACACCTAAAACGCAAAGGTAATTATGAAGATGTAGACGATATGATCATCGATATCCTTTTAACCAATATAGGTTATGCTGAACAGTTGAATGTGATGTTAAAGAATGATGGTCTTCAAGTTAATATCTCTAACGGTAACGGCATATTTACAATAAAAGAAAACCCTGCATTCGGAACTTACCAAAAGTGTCTTGATCAAATTCATACATGTAGTGTCAAACTTGGCATATCAAGAAAGGACAGAATCACACTCAAAATAATTGAGAAAAAGCCTGCTGACGAATTTGACAACGACTTTTGAGATGACTAAAGAAGACTATATAAATGATTGTTGGAATAAGTCAAACCAGTATTGTGAAGATATATTGAACGGCACTATTGTATCAAATGAGAATATAAAACTTGCTGTAAGAAGACATCAAAAAGACATTGACCGTATCGACCTTGATTGGAGACCAGAGGCAGTTGAAAAGGTATTTAAGTTTGCTTACTATGTTTTCCTTGACAAAAAGAAAAGGTTGATATTAGAACCATTCCAATGTTTTATCATATCTGCATTGTTCGGACTTTACTTCAAAGATACGAGTATTAGAAAGTATCTGTATGCATTTCTTTTCATTGGAAGGAAGAACGGCAAGACTTGTTTCAGTGCATTTCTTCAATTATACTTTATGATTGCTGATGGTGTGTCATTTCCACAGTCAATATTGGTTGCAGGTAGTCAAACTCAAGCGATAGATACATCATTTAGAGCATTGAAGGAGATGATAAAGAGTTCACCTGCTTTAAGTTTAAGACTTGAGGCGATGCAATCCAATAAAATAATATTCAAAGATAGGACAAGATACGGTATTTGTAAGACAGTACCAGCAATCGAAGACCGTTTGGAAGGTCTAAACCCAACCTCATGTATTCTTGATGAGGTACATACATATAAAAATGCACAAAAGTTTAACGTAATTAAGAATGCTTTAGGTACAAAGGACAATGCAATGTTGTTTTTGATATCGACAGCAGGTTATGGTAAGGATAGTTTTTGTGCTCAACTTGTTGAGGCAGGTAGGAATGTTTTGAGAGAGGTTACGTCTGATGACAGGTTCTTCTATATGTTATATGAGTTGGAAGAGGGTGACGATATTTACGATGAATCAAATTGGATAAAGGCAAACCCTGCACTTGGAACTATACTTGATTTCAGAACTTTTAGTGACCAGTTCAACACGAACAAATCGATACCATCATTATTGAGTGATTTCATCACCAAAAGGTTCAATATGTTCCTTGAAGAGAACTCACAATGGCTTGATAATGATGTTTTACAGGATTCTTTTGGTGATTTTGATGAAGAAACTGTAAAGAATTTACCATGTTATATCGGTCTTGACTTATCCGCAACACGAGATTTGACCTCAATTGTCTGCTTATGGGATGCTGGACATAGATTTTATGCAAGATCGTTCTTCCTTTTTGTCAAATCTGGTGACAATTCATTACGAAAAGGAAACATTGATATCAATAGATGGGTCGATCTAGGGTATATAAATGCCTGTACGACACCTACAATTGATTACGATATGGTGTTGGCAAAGATCATAGATTTAAACAATACATATGATGTCAAAGGATTGTACTACGACCCTTGGCACTTTGATAGGATTCTTAATGAGGTAAAGAATGCTGGAATATGGTGTGTGCCTATTGCCCCAATTGCAAAGAACTTTGATGGTGCTATTAGATTCTTAGAAAGCCTGATGTATGGACACCTACTAACCATACAAACAAATAAATGTATGTCATGGAACTTTAGAAACCTTGTGATTGCAATAGACATGAACGGAAGTTACAAACCTGATAAAAACTCAAGTTCTGATTCTATCGATGGTGTCATATCACTCTTAAACTGTATCGCAGGTGTATTGAAAAAGAATAAAAATGCTGCTAATATTTTTATGGATGCTGTCCTCAAAAAGTGAGGATATATAGAGAAAATAACCATCAAATATGAGTTTTTTCTCTAACTTATTTAATAGTCCAACGGTTGTTGTTGCTGCCGAAAGTGCTGAAATACAGCGTTTACAGGATTATCTAAACTTCACAACTATAAACTTCAACATAAATATGGGTGAAACCATTTCATCTGTATACACAAGTTGTAAGATTCTATCTGATGACATTGGAAGTTTTCCAATTAACATCCATATGAATGATGATAAAGGTGAGAAATCAGTAATGAAAAATGACAACCGTTATTCATTATTACACTACAACCCTAACAGTTATACATCATCAAACGTATTCTTTTCAACACTAGAGTATATAAGGAACATAAAAGGTAATGCATTTGCAAAGATTAACAGAGACCTTAACGGTTTTGTATGCTCATTAACAATAGTTGACCCTTCCAGAATTACTACATATAAGATAGTTGATGACAAACTGTATTATTATTACCAAATAGACGATCAATCTGCGGCAGAATGGGTTGATAGTATTGACTTTCTACACTTTAGAAGTCTTACAAACAACGGTGTATGGGGTATGAACCCACTTGAAAAACTTAGACTCAACCTTTCAACAACATATAAGGCATTTACAACAATCGATAAGTTCTACGATAACAATGCAACATCACCTAAGGCACTTAAGACTACAATACCTGAAGGTATAAACCCAAAGGAATGGCAAGATAAGGTTACAGACTTCACCGCTAAATATGGTGGTTTTAAGAACGCAGGTAAGATCATATCATTGCCACCTTTCACTGAATTGCAAGACATTACTCTTTCGTTTGCTGATGCTGAATTTATATCTACAATTCGTTTCAATGCAGACCAGATCGCAGCACTTTACAAAGTACCACCTCATATGTTAGGCAACTTTGAAAGTTCCAAGTTCAGCAACCTTGAACAGTTACAACTAAACTATAAGACAAACACAATCAGACCAATATTGAGAATGTATCGTCAGGAACTTGAGTTTAAACTATTGACTTCAGAAGAAAGAATCAACGGAATGAGTATCGAATTTAATACAAACGCTCTTGTAGAAAATGATGCTAAAACCAGAATTGAAAATATGAAGAGTCTGTTCGGTATGGGTGTCATAACTCCAAACCAAATGGCAAAAATCGAAGGATTCCCAACATATGCACAAGGTGGTGATGATCATTACATACTTACACAGGTTAAGAGCATCGAAAGTGGTGTTCTTAACAATAAAACTGACCAAAAAGTACCGCCCTCGATTTAACGGATATATAATAAAATAATTCAAAACAGTGAAGACGGAATATAGAATATACGACCAAGAATTGGAACTAAGAGCATCCAAAGATGGTGACAACCAAATACTTGAAGGATACGCTGCACTATATGATGTAGAAAGCAGGTTGATTCCTGAGAATGGTAAACGATTTATCGAAATAATTGATAAAGGTGCATTTAGAGATGTGTTGAAGGGTGATGTTTATCTAACATTCAATCATTCAAAGGACAGGATACTTGCAAGAACTATCAACAATAGTTTAACCCTTACAGAAAATGATAAAGGATTGTATTTCAGAGCGGTGTTGAACAATACAAGTATCGCTAAAGATGTGTATGAAATGGTTTTAAGAGGTGATATAGCAGAAAATTCTTTTGCTTTCCAAGTTGGTGAAGGACAGAAATGGGAACGAAACGGTGAGGGAGTACCCCTTAGACGTATTTCGAAAATCGCAAATCTATCTGATGTTAGCGTGGTAACAAATGCGGCCTATCCACAGACGGAAGTCTATGCAAGAGGTTTTGAAGAGTTTGAAGATGAACACATCAAAGACCTTGTCAGAATAAATGAAGAACCATACAAAGATATGGTACACCTTCTACAACTTAAAAATAAATAAACCAAAAAGATGAAAAACATTTATGAATTAAAACAAGAGCGTGCATCTAAGATAGCTCTTATGTCAGACTTAGTAAATAAGGTTTTGACCGAAAATCGTTCAAAGGATGAAGCAGAAACGACCCTTTGGAACACACTTGATAAGGAAGTAACAGCCCTTGACGAAAATGTACGTATGATCGAAAGACAAGACGAACTGAACAAACAAGTTGGTAAAGCAGTTGAAGTTCGCACTGAAAGCAAACCTTTATCAATACAGTTCCGCGACTGGTTGAAAGATGCAGTTGATAACGGTAAGTCTTCTACATTCACAGGTTTAAGCGAATTACGTGCTGACCCTTTCCTTTCTACAACTGATGCTAATATCATCAACAAGACTGTTGCTCCAAAGATCGATATTCTTACATCACCGGGTGAAGCTTTCTTACGTCAATTAGGTGTAACTATTTATGAAGGTCTTACTGGTAACTTCGTAGTTCCTAACATGGCTGAAGATGTTGCAACATTTCCTGGAGAAAACACTAGTACAGTTTCTGCAAACATGCAAACTTCATCAATCGTATTGGCAGGTCGTAGACTTACTCACAAACAGTCAATATCTAGAGAAACTCTTACACAGACTAACGCTGGTGTATACAATTCTATGCTTCAGAACCTTACAAATGGTTTATGGACAGCAGTTGTTTCCGATATGTTTGATCAAATAGATGTGGATGCTTCAACTCGTATCAGTAACTACGGTGGAACAACTCTTAGTTATCCTAAATTGCTTGCAATGGATGCATCTATCGGTGGTTTGTCTATCGCAAATCAAGCATATGTTACAACTCCTACTATTAAAGGATATTTGAAAGGTACTGCTGCACTTGCAAACCAATCTGCAATATGGAACAACAACGAAGTCAACGGATATCCAGCATTTGGAGTTCCACAGGCAAACGCTACCAAAATCTACTTTGGTGACTGGTCAAGAGCAATCGTTGGTTCATTCTCAAATATTGAACTGATCGTTGACCCTTACACTTCAGCGGACAAAGGTCTTATTAACATTACAGTAGTTGGAATGTTCGACACTGGTTGTGCAAACCCAAGAGCATTCAGTATCTTAACTGATGCTTCAATAGGTTAATCCCTAATATACTATACCAAAAAAGAGAAGAGTCTTCGGATTCTTCTCTATTTTAAAATAAACTAAACCAATGTCATATCCAATATCACTTTCTGAAGTTAAAACTCACCTTAGGATTGACCCTAGTACGAATGATGATGATGCTTATATCTCCGATATTATCATACCTACTTCAGTTGAGTATTGCAATATGTTCATCGATAGCAGTATGTTCTATATGACTGATGCAAGTTGTCCTTATATGATCAAACAGGCTATGTTGATAACTGCTGCTGACCTATATGACACTGAAAGATCTTCATATACAACCAACAATATAAAAAGAGAAGCGGTCATTCAAAGATTGCTTTTGCCTTACAAAACGATAACGTGGTAATGATAACAAGCACACTAAATAGACGAATTACTATCGAAAATAGTGTATCTGGAAAGGATTCTGTCGGTGCACCTACATCAACCTATGCTGTAATATGCAATGCATGGGCGAGTATGTATATCAGAAGTGTTGACACAAGATTTTTGACAGAAGGTGCTTTACCAGTTTCAACCACTGAATGGATAATAAGGAACAGGAAGGATGTAAATATAAAGTGCCGAATCATGTATGAAGGTAACTGCTATAAGATCATAAGTGTTGAAAAACTTGGTCGTAACGAAGGTTTAAAAATAACAACAATGCTATTCAATGAGTGATACACAAAGTTTGCAAATAAATGGCTTAAACAATATCGTCAGTATGTTGAAAGGTTTACCTGCTCATTTAGAACAGGAGATACTTCAAAAATATCTGAAAAGTACATCGATCAAACATGGTACTGAACCTATCAAAGCTGGTATTACATGTTCTGCCATTGGAAAGACAAACATTAAAGTGTCAAGGGATAGGTTACTATATCTTGCCTTAGTTTCAGGTCCAACTACCAAAGCATTTTGGTTAAGGTTTGCAGATAAAGGAACAAAGGAAAGAGTAACAGCAAGCGGTGCTAACAGAGGTAAGATCGTAGGAAAGTTCAAAATACCTTCAATCATTCAAGGTCAAGTACAACCTATAATTGATGAATCTGGTGCTGCAATCGGAGAGGAAATCGATAAGTTTTTACGTCAAAATAATCATCCAACAATATGAGTTTTGCAAGTGAATTAGCAACATTGATGAACGCAAACACAGGGATTAATTCAACTGTAGACGGTATCTATCGTGATACAACAGGAACAGAATTTAAAGCAAGCAATAATTGGATCATCTATACATACAAAAGAGATGCTGATATTGGTGTTTTAGGTGACAAGAGTGCAATAAAGATGTTCACCCTTTATACAGAAGTGTATACTGATAAGGCATCTGATACTGAATCGATATGTGAAGCATTGCGTTCCTACCTTATCGATTTTACAACCGATACTATCAGAGATATAACATTTAGAAATGAAACCCATACCAATCTTGCTGATGCAAACGATAATGTCGCTTATATCACTTTGATGGAGTTTGGAGTTATCTACCAAAATTAACGGATATATAAACTATAAAATAACATTTAAACATCATGCCAAAATACATTTTAGGAAAAGAATTTTCATTGTCATATAATAATTTGACTATGGGTGTCGCAACCAGTTACGGACTCAACATCAATAAATCATTAGTTGATGTCACAACAATGGCAAGCGCAGGTTGGAAAGAAAACATGCCAGACATTAAAGATTGGACAGTCGATTTTGACGGTCTAGTTAGTCGCACAGTAGGTGATGCTTCGATAGGTTTTGACTACTTGGTAACATCAATCAAAGCAGATGCTTCTATAGGTATTTTTATGAAACCAGATGCATCAACAAACAAATATGAATCAGGTGTTG